GTGCATTAACTGATGATATTTTAGCTATATCTGGAAATATTGACCCTAAATTGGCTAGACAATGGATTAATGCAAGTAATTATTACAGAGCTGGTAGAAAAAGAATAGAAGAAATTTATGATAAAATAAATAAAGTAGACAAAGGAACAATGTTAAATTTCTTAGAAACTAATAATAAAAAAAGCGGAGAATATGTTAAAGCATTAAAACAAAGTTTAAGCCAAGCAGATTTTGCTTTAGTACAAAGAGAACTTATAGAACGTATAGGAATGAAAAAAATTACTCAAAGAACAAGTATGGGGGACACAATAACAGAAACATTTGATCCTACAACTTTTTTTAACAATTATAATGCAATGAGCAACTTAGCAAAAAAATATGTGTTTGATTCTCCTATATCCAAAAATATGACAGAAGATTTAAATATTATTGCACATATGTCAGCACAATTTAAGGCAAGTAGTGTTTATAAAGACCCTTTAAAATCAGGAGAAACTTTAGTTGGGCAATTAGCTATGGTTGGAGGAGTTGCAACAACAGGGGGAGGAGCTCTAATAGATGGTGTAGCTGGAGCATTAACAGGGTTATTATCAATCGTAACAACTGCTGTAGGTTTAGCTAGTGTTGGAGTAGTCTATACAAACCCTTCAGTAGTAAGATGGCTAGCAACAGCTAGTAAAATAGCTGCCGAAGGAAACGCAGATAAATTTTTTAAACTTATGGGAAAAGCAGGGATAGTATTTGCAGGAGAATCTCCTGAAGTACAAAAAGTAGTGTTAGATTTTAGTAAATCATTTATAGAACAAGATAAAAAATAGTGGAAATTAATTTAAGAATAAGTAGTATTATAACTAAGAAAAACAAAGGAGAAGAATAATGGGTTGGTCAGGTGGTACATTTACAAGAACAAATGGTACGCATACAGGTACGTCAATTTGGCAACAAGATCGAGATGCTGGAACAAAGATTGTAGCTGATAGGCATGACACTAATGATAATGACTTAGCAACTGGTATTAATACTTGTATAACGAAAGATGGTGCAAATGCTTTTACAAGTTCGGCAGATTTAGGTAGTCAGAAAATAACAGCACTAGCAGATGGAGTAGCACATACAGATGGTATAAATGCTGGTCAGATACAAGATGGTGGATTAATATTTCAAGCAAGTGATACAGGTTCGGCTGATGCTTATGCTATAGCTTTAGCACCAGTAGTAACAGCGTATGTTGCAGGACAAGAATTTACCTTTAAAGCAGGTGCAACTAGCACAGGAGCATCAACCTTAAATGTTAATGGTGTCGGTGTTAAAAACATTAAAAAGAAGAATGATCAAAATATTGCCGCAGGAGATATAGAAGCCAACGCAATAATTAAAGTTATTTATGATGGCACAAGTTTCCAAATGTTATCGCAATTAGCTACATCAGGAATGACCTCCTTTACATTAACTGGTGATAGTGGTTCTAATCAAACTATAGCTGATTCTAACACAATGGACGTTGCTGGTGGTACAGGTATAGATACAGTAGTAGGGTCTACTGATACAGTTACTGTAGCCATAGATTCTACAGTAGTACAAAAAACTGTTCAAAACACATTTACTAAAGCACAAGTACCAAGCACTTACACAGCAGCTTTATCGGCAACTTCTGGAGTATTAGATTATGATACTTACCAGACATTTATTATTACTTTAGCAGCTGGATCAAATACATTAGCTGCTCCAACAACAGAAGCCTCACAAGTAGGACAATCAGGAGTGATGATATTTGTCCAACCAAGTTCAGGTGCTGCTGCAACTATTTCTTTACATGGCGATTATGAAACAGCTGCTGCTGCTGGATTAACTATAAGTACTGCTAATAATGATTATGATATTGTACCTTATATTGTAAAAGCGGATAATTCTGTTCTTTTAGGCGCACCACAACTTAACTTTGGATAGGATAGAATATGTTTTCTAATGAATTATGGCAAGAACCAGCAGGAGGATCGTCTTACACACCCACAACTAAAGGTATCTTTGGTTATGGTTTAGGTGCAGCTGGGGAGTTAAATCTGTCTAATCTTGTATCCACCTCTGGAGTTGTAGCAGCAGATGTAACTGGAGTGGGCACAGCAATAAAAGATAGAACTGCAACAACATATGGAACAGATAAAGCTTTGTTTTGGGGTGGAAGTAATGGTTCTGCTACTAGGGTAAATCATACTAATCTAGTAAATAATTCTGGTGTTGTGGCATCTGATTCAACAGGAGGTGGTACTGCTAGGGGAGATGTACCTGCAGCAACTACTTATGGAACAGGTACAGCAATTATAGGTTATGGGAGTACATCTTCTAGTGGTCATTCAAATTTATCTAATCTTGTTTCTGATAGTGGAGCTATAGCAGCTGATACCACAGGAGTAGGCACAGCTAGAACTCTTCTTGCAGCAGCTGCTTATGGTGAGGATAAAGGAATCTTTGGTTTTGGAAGTTCAGCAGGTGGTTATACAGCAGTAACAAATCTAGTGTCTAATTCTGGGGTTATAGGATCAGATGTATCTGGTGTTGGTTCAGCTAGACCTTGGATAGGAGCATGTACATATGGAGATGATAAAGCCATATTTGCTTATGGTTATTCTGCAAGTGGTAGAACAGCTACTACTAATCTTGTTTCTAATAGTGGAGTTGTAGCAGCAGATGTAACTGGAGTTGGGACAATTAGAAGTTACTTATCTGGGTGTGGATATGGAACTGATAAAGGTATATTTGCTTATGGTTGGAGAGGAGATGCTGTTGGTTTTACAGCAACTATGTCAAATCTCATATCCAACTCTGGAGTTATGTCAACAGATGTAACTGGAGTTGGCACATCTAGAAGAGGATTTGGAGCAGCAGGATACTCAACAGCTTAATAATATAATAGAGGAATAAAAAGAATGGCAGCAAAATTTAACACAGAATTTAATTACAGATACCAAGTCATAGGAGATACCCCTTGGGAAAAAATTAAAACATTACAAGGATTTTTAGAAGGTAGGCTTAGAGCAGCTGCAAATGAAGAAGTTGGTAAGTTAAAGCACCAAGCTAAAATTGCAAAGTTAAAACATATTAAAGAAACAGGTTTAGAATATGAAATTTTAGAACTCAAAGCTGAAATAATGGAAGCTGAAACTTTTAAACAAACAGAAGAAGATTGTTATAAACTCAACCATGACGAGATTAAAATTCTCAATAAACTATTAAAAGAACTGTACGTTATTGCAGAACCTACAAGAATTAAAGGATATACTGACGAAGAGATGTATGAAGCTAATGCTGCTAATGAATTTACAGTTAATATTGGTAGAGAAATACAAGCTGAAATGATTGCTAATGGCAGACCTTCCCCAGCTAAATTACGCAATGCCATGAGTAATCCCTATACTTGGAACGCATTAAAAAATATTGGATTAATTCCAAAAGACACAAAAATCCTTGAAGGAAATGTAAACCCAGCATTAGAAATAACACTTAACGTAGTAGAAGATGAAAAATTAGAAAACGAAAAAAATATTTTAAAAATACCTAAAAAAAGGAGAATACATAATGTGGGCTAAACTAAATTCCGCTAGAGATGGGGTAGACGAGATTATTGTTAACATGCAACCTATGGTAATTGATAACATTACACACCCTAAAGCTCTATTTACTTTATGGTCAGATGCAGAAAGATTGGCTGTTGGAATTGTTCCTGTAACACAAACTGGGACACATTTAGATAAGGAATATTATACAGAATCTGATCCTTCTTATGCAATAGCTGGAGATGGTGCTTCCGTTATTAAAACAATAGGTGTTATCGGTACTACTAAATCTTTGGCTGCTATCAAAACTATTGCTAAAAGCAGAGCAACAAATAAAGCAAGTGAACTACTTAATGGTTTTGGTTGGTTAATACAACGCAAAGTTACCGCAGATGTTGCAATTCCAAGTGCTATTATAACTTTTATGGCGGCAATACGCACCGATCATGGGACTGTTTGTGATGCTATAGATGGAGCAGCAAATGTAGATGCTCTTGTGGCATTAACAGAATCTTGGACTTCTGATGCTAATGTAAAGGCATATAGGAGATAACTGTGAAAGTATCCGCTAATCAAGTTAAAGCTAAACTAGATACGCATGAAGCGGTATGTGCAGAAAGATGGTTAGAAACCATTACACGCATAAAACGCCTAGAAGCTATCTTTGTTGCGTTTAGTGGTGCTACCATGATAATGTTAGTAACAATAATAATAAAGCAACTGTAGGAGCTTTAAATGGCAACAAATAATGAAGCAAGACAGATAGCAATAAGAACAGTAACTTCAACTACAGGTACTGTAAATGAAGATTGGTTAGCTTTGTTTACTGCTCGCTCTATTGCTGCTGGAACATTTAATGAAAGACTATTAGCATATATTAACGGAGAATTAACAACATCTTATACTGATGTTAATTTAGCAATGCAAGCATTTGCTACAGACCAATCCGACTATAATTTTTCTAGCATGGGGACATTTACCCCATGAGTCAGCAATCATTACGACAAGCAAGTTGCCGAACAGAAGCAGGAACAACTGGTACTTATAATGAGGACTGGGATAAAGTTTTTGCAGATTCAGGCTTTACAACTGGAACTTTTTCAGAAAAGATGTTGGCATATACTAATGCACAAGGTAGTGCATGGGATAATGCTCAATGGGACGTTTCTGAATGGGGAAGTGGACCATTTACAAATGTGAACGAAGCTATGGGGCAGTTGGGAAAACAAAATGGAACAACAGCACCTGGGAGTTTATGGTCGCAATTAGGCACATTTAGTGCAGAATAGGAGAATAACATGGACGCAATATTAAATTTAGTAAGTGGAGCACCTGCGTGGGTTTCTGCGATTACGGCAGTAGTTACCGCATCAACTTTAATAACTTCTTTGACGCCAACGAAAACAGACGACAAAGTAATTTCTTTTGTACTTAAGATATTAAACTTGGTTGCTGGTAATATTGGTAAGAACAAAAACGCAGACGACAAATAATGGGTTGGCTTTCTGCATTAGGAGGAATTGCTAAACTTGCCTCTAAATTATTTGGCTTTATGCTGATGCGGAAAGCAGTCCAAGCTGATGTAATGAAAGATCAACTAGACGATATAAGGGTAGCTGATGAAGTTAAAAAGAAGATTAATGCTACTGCTACTAGTGTTAAGCGTAGCAAGTTGCGGAAGTATAGGAAGCGGAAATAAAGGCTATTGTATAATATCCAGTCCGATTAATCCAACAGATGCAGATATAGACGTTATATCTGACGAACTTGTTGACGATTTATTAATACATAATGAAATATATGAAAGATTGTGTGCATGACGGAAGAAGAAAGAAGATTAGTTATGTCAAGAATACTTACAGGCAGAAAACCTGAAGGACCTTATTCTATGCCTTCTAGTACATTTGAACCTATATATGAAGAATATCCTAGATTAAGAAGTGGCGATTATAGGCTAGTAAAAGACCCAGACTTAATGGGTGGGCAAGGAAATATAGAATTTATAGAAGCAGGGGGTAGTGCAGACCCTAAAGGTGTGCCTATGTCTTTACCTGCTGTAAATGAAGATAATCCAACAATAGCATTAAGAAGTTTAGAAAGTAATCCTAATTTGCAAAGAAGATTATTAGGAGATATGTTGCATGATCTGCCACAAACTGATGAAAAATTTAATTCTATGAGAGAAGAATTTAAAACAAGTATGACACCTCGACAAAAAGATTTGGATAGAAGAGTTTATAAGGAAGCTATATTACCAGAAGGAACTTCTGAACATGCTTATGGCGAAGAAAGGTCTTATGAAGATTGGCATGATAGGTCAAGATTAGACGCTTGGGTAAGAGGAAGAATTGCAGGTCAATGGGAAGATGAATATTATACAGACAAGCAAAAAGAAATTACTGATAGCATGGTTAGATATTTAAAAGAAGAAGAGGAAGATTAATGTATGAGTATAAATGTGTATTAAGAAGAATTATTGATGGCGATACTATAGTTGTAGATATAGATTTAGGATTTAAAGTATTCCTACAAAAAGAAAAAGTAAGATTATTTGGGATAAATACTCCAGAATCACGCACCAGAAACTTGGAAGAAAAGAAGTTGGGTTTAGCTGCAAAGGCTAGGCTTAAAGAGTTATTGCCAAAAGAATTTATAGTGCGTACTGAAAAAGATGATAAAGGTAAATTCGGTAGAGTACTAGGTATTCCTCTTGTAGAAGGTAGGAATATATGCGATCAGTTAGTGGAAGAAGGACATGCCAGAAGTTATTTTGGCTTTGGACCTAAAGAAGTATGGGTATAAGGAGAGCACAATGTCTGAAAGTTTTGGAAAATGGTTAACAAGATTGTTTGTTAGTAGTGCACCAAAAGAAAATTTATCTTCTATGACAAAAATACAATTAGAAGAAAAAGGTAGAGAAATTGGTGTAGAGCTTGATAGGCGTTATAGTAAAGCTAAATTGGTAAAACAATTAGAAAAACATTTAGCAGAATATTATGGATAAACAAAAACTTATAAATTTAATTTCTGACCATGAAGGTGTTAAACTTAAAGTCTATGATGATGCTACAGGGCAAGAATTAAAAGCTGGTGATATTTTAATAGGACACCCTACAATAGGTATTGGAAGAAATGTTGCTAAAGATGGATTAGGAATATCACAAGAAGAAGCAGAATTTATGCTTATGAATGATATAGATAGAGTAAAAGAAGAAATCAAGAACTTTCCTATAGAACATTTAAATGAAGTGAGAACTGCTATAATTATAGATATGGCATTTAATATGGGTATTACACGATTTAATCCTAATAAGTGGAAAAAAACTTTCCAAGCTATAGTTGATGAAGATTGGCAAAAAGCAACTACAGAAATGCTCGATAGTAATTGGGCTAGACAAACTAAAAGACGAAGTGCTAAATTATCCCAAATGATGTTATTAGGAAATTGGATTGATTAACAGGAGATAATAATGAAAAAAATATTTTGCGAATGTGGCAGTAAAACTGCCCAAACAGGTAACTATATAAGTAAAGTGCTTATCTTTGGTTGCGTAGGGTATACTATTTATAATATATGTTTATACTTGGTGTAAAATAATGCTGAACAAATTATTAGCTATTCTTATAGTTGCTTTGTTCTTATTTGTTCTAGTGTTATGTAGCCAAGTAAAAGCAGAAACAAATACTGTAACCTCAACGAGTAGTACAGTATCTAGTGGCACAACTACAGTCGATCGGACTCCCTCAACAGCGTCAGCCCCAAGCGTTGTGATTAATAACCAAGATGTCTGTAGTTTTGCTGCTAGTGGTGCAATACAAACACAAATATTCGGTTTAGCTGGTGGCACAGCTATTAGAGATTTAAATTGTGAACGTATGAAATTATCAAGAGCATTATTTCGTATGGGTATGAAGGTTGGTGCTGTTGCTATGCTCTGTCAGGATTCTAGGGTGTTTCAATCCATGGAAATGGCAGGAACTCCTTGTCCATTTTACGGAAAAATTGGGCTAGATGCTGCAAAAGGTTGGGCAGAAAATCCTGAAAAGCGACCTGATTATGATAAGTGGATAAAAGATAATACCCCAGATACAGAGGAGATAATAACAGATGAAGCTGCTTTTAGTATTTTTAGTATTTTTCTTATGCTCTTACTATTCTAATGCACAGATGCAAGAAGAAGGAACGACAACAACTTCTGTTATTGAAGATCAAGGAGATGTGCAAGAAATCACAGAAACTGCTGTTACTATTGTAAATAAAACAAGTGGTGATATATTAGACGGAGATACAGGAATCGTATCGTCAAGGTACGAGGGAGATATGGATCTGGATTGGGGTGGGATCGGATCTGCAAGTATGCCAAATTGTCCTTCACAATTTAGTGGTGGTGGCAAGTGTGCTAAAGGTACGTCAAATTCTTTAACCACGTTTCAGCAAAACATAGATATATCACAATTTCATATAGAAGATGGTGGTGCTTTGGAATGGAGTTTAGATGGTTGGCACTCACAAGCTAATACGTCTATGTATTTCGAATTAAAAGGATATAATGATAATGTTTTACTTTGGACAGATAAAACAGATTTTGCCTATAATAATTATACTGACAGTAGTTCTTATAACTATGCAGGAGATTATGATTATGCTGGAGGATTAGATAAACTCTTTGTGTCTGTAGGAGGAGCAAAGAATTATTATTTTGATAATGTCCAATTAGACGTAAATTATAATGTCATATCTACAGTCATTACTACCTACTTACAGTATGTTGAAACACAAGTGGTAATTAATCAAACGATAATAGAACCAGATATTTATGATTATGAAGATACAACTGTACCAGAACCTTCTTATGAAGAAATGGATAATTATGCTGTTGGTATGCCTGATATTTCTATGGATCAACCAATGACTGTAGAACCTTTAGTTCTTGAACAAACTATGGAATATGAACCTATTGTGGAAACAAATACTTTTGAACCTGAAATTGTAACAATGGAAACAGTTATAGAAGATATCCAAGAAGTTATGAGTATGCCAGATATTGTAGAACCAATAGAAATTTTAGAAACTCCACAAGTTGAGCCTGAAATAGAGATAGAAACACAGATTGTAGAGAATATACCTGAAGAACCTACAAATAAGGAAGTTAAAGAGCCTACAAATGCTCCTACAGAGGCAGTAGAGGAAGTTGAGGATAGCAAGCCTACCCCAGAAACAGCGTCTAATGAGGAAATAATAGAAGAAGTAAAAGAAGAACCAAAGGAAGTGGTAGAGGAAACAGAAGTAGCAGAAGAAAAACCTAAAGAAGAAATTAAAGAAGAAGTAAAGGAAGAAGTTAAAGAAGCAAAGGTAGAAGAAAAACCTAGCAAACAACAAGAAGCTAAACAAGAAAAAGCTAAAGAAATAATGGCAGGGTTTGAATCACAATATGATGCTGTGGCACAATTAACTACATTAGCTTTAGTTAATGCTTTAGGAGCAGATATTAAAACCTATTCCCAAATAGAAATCCAAGTCCAGCCAATATGGTATGAATCAAAAGATATTTATGCAGAAACTATGTTACAAGACCCATTAGGGAATTACTTTGGTGTCCGAGATAGCTTAGTATTTGAACAGATGTTAGGAAGTCAGTATGAGTGAGTTAGAATTTGCAGGAGTTAAGTTTAAAGGTGGTAAGATATTTGGAATACTGTTGGCATTATCTACATTAGTTGGAGGTGCTTATGGAGTTTTTGAAGTGTATAAAGATTATATGGATATGAAAGAGGTGGTACGTGCCTATGAGCCACCAGATTTAACAGGGTTTGAAAGTCGTTTAAATGTATTTGAAGAAAAACTTACAGGATTAGAAACATTATTAAACACTAAGATTACTACAATGGATAATACATTAGAAACTAAAATTACCAATATGGAACAAATTTTGCAATCGGAAATATCTACTGCTATGGAATTAGTAACAGCAGCTCAAGGTGATGCCAGAGATATTCGTAATGAATTAAGAAAAGACTTAAATGACATTATGGATTCTATTAGTGCTGTGGATAAAAGGAGTAGAGCATCAGCTCAAGAAACAAGAGGTGCTGTAAGAACAGCAGAGAATGATATAAGAACTTTAATTCAACATGCTGAAGATAGATTTGATGGCAAAAGAACTGCTATAGAATCAGATGCCACCAGACGTAATGAAGCACTAGATGTAAAATTAAAAGAGCTGGAAGAACGTCTAAGGTCTATGCTTGAAAGAGCTTTAAACAATCCATTAACTGGACAATAATTGTTTCACATGAAACACTAACCATAAATATCTTTTCTATTTGACTGATAGGCTTGTTGCTTATCAACACTTTCAAAGCAACCATTCTGCATATTTAGACGCACTTCTAAAGTTCTAGGATATCCTAATTCTTCGTATCGTGTTTTCCAGACTACTAACTTAGCTTCGGTTAATCTATTACCATCTTCATCTTCAAACTTTGGTCGCCATAAACTAAAGATGTGGTCAGCCTTATTATACCAATTTGCACTTCCTGAAATACTATAAGCGGTGGGTGCATTATTACTAACTTTATATTCATTAGGTTTAGAGGGGTGAGCCAATATCATTATATGCACTTCTAG